GCAGGATCTAACCCATCAATCCTAGACTCAACCAACGCTAACCAACAAGCTTATAACGTTGGTCAGGGTATGAGAACTGACGACGCAGAATCGCTTGGCGAATCTGAGCAGTTCAACCAGATGGCATTCTCGATCGAGAAAGTCACTGTAACCGCTAAGTCAAGAGCTCTGAAAGCCGAGTACTCACTTGAACTCGCTCAAGACCTCAAGGCAATCCACGGTCTGAATGCTGAAGCGGAATTAGCAAACATTCTCTCAACTGAGATTCTTGCTGAAATTAACCGCGAAGTCATCAGAACAATCTATAAGGTTGCTAAACCTGGTGCTCAAGTAAATACCGCTACTGCTGGTACTTTCGACCTCGACGTTGACTCCAACGGTCGTTGGTCTGTTGAGAAGTTCAAGGGTCTTATCTTCCAAATCGAGCGCGATGCAAACGCAATTGCACAGCAAACTCGTAGAGGGAAGGGTAACACCATCCTTTGCTCTGCTGACGTTGCTTCAGCACTTGCAATGGCTGGCGTTCTCGATTACACCCCTGCACTCAACGCTAACCTGAACGTTGATGACACTGGCAACACCTTCGCTGGTGTTCTCCAAGGTAAGTATCGCGTTTATATCGATCCATATTCTGCAAACGTACAAGCTAACCAGTTCTACGTTGTTGGATATAAGGGTTCTTCTCCTTATGACGCAGGTATTTTCTACTGCCCATACGTTCCTCTTCAGATGGTTCGTGCAGTTGGAGAGAACACCTTCCAACCTAAGATTGGATTTAAGACCCGTTACGGAATGGTTGCTAACCCATTCGCTCAGGGTCTTGACGCTGGCGCAGGTGCTCTTACCACCAATGCAAATAACTACTACAGAAGAGTTAAAGTTGCAAACCTGATGTGAGTTCTGCTCACATTTCTCCAGACCTCCCATCAGGGGGGTCTTTTTTTATCTAAATAGAAATAAAACGATGAAGACGTTTAAGGAGTTTATAACCGAAACAGAAGTTCTTGCATACAAAAATTATAAACCCGGAACTTTAAACAAATCTACTGGTAAATTTACGCAAAGATCCCATACCGATAAAGAGCAAAAACGTTATGGTTGGAAACCAGTAAACGTAAGTTCTTATAGTAAAGCAGATACTCCAGGATCATTAACTGCAAGTGGAGAAAAATTTAATGATAAGCAACGATTAGTTGCTGTTCCATACAAATCAGCAACAAGTTCTAAACCATCAACACCATTTGGAACTAGTCTTCAAATGACTAGGGCTCCTGGAACAAAAGCCCCAGTTGCCACCACAAGAGTTTCAGACACTGGAAATTTTGGCCCTGCAGGGAACTATAATAAATCCACAAGTTACGATCTTGCATTACAAACAGCAAGAGATGTTTCTGGAGATCAAAATATATCTGCACAAAAATTTGGAAAGCAAAAGATTTATGTAAGAACGACCCCACCACCTGCACCAAAAATAACTCCAAGTAAAGGTTTAATGTACGGAAGGTACTAAAATGGCAACAAATGCACTTGCTAATCAGATTTCTAATCGCAATTTTTTATCTCCAACTGGATTCAAATTTACTTTAGCAAAATATCCAAAGGTTGCTTTCTTTTGCAATTCTATTAAGATACCAGAAATAACTCTTAATACATTAATTCAACCAAATTATCTAAATGATATTCCACAACCTGGTGGAAAAATGACCTTTGGCGATTTAAATTTAAGATTTCTTGTTGATGAAAATCTAGAAAATTATATGATTATCCATAACTGGATTACTGCTTTTGGTGGTTCAGGAAGTCTTGAGGAATATGGAGTTTTAATCAAAGATCAAAATGGAACGGTAGATTATAATAGAGCATATAGTGATGGATCACTTTACGTTTTGAACAGTAGTTATAGCTCAACAGCAATTGTAAAATTTAAAAATCTTTTTCCAGTATCTTTAACTTCTTTAGATTTTGATTCAACCGTTATGGATATCAATTACTTTACGGCAGAGGTGTCCTTTAAGTATACAATCTATGATATACTAGGTATGGACGGTAAACCACTTTATCCATTTACAAGTACATGAATCTTGATGAAATCCAGGAGATGTGGCAGAGAGATTCTGTCATTGACCCCGACAACCTACACGATGAATCCCTAAAAATTCCCCAATTACATTCCAAGTATTACACAATCTACAATACAATTACTCTTCTGCGTGAGAAAGCGCGGGAAACCTACAACAGAGTACGTCTAGAACGCTATAACTACTACACAGGAAAGGCACCAGCAGAGGTTTATGTTGAAGAACCATTTCCGTATAAGGTAAGGGAAAAGGATGCCATAGAGAGGTATATGAGTGCCGATGAGAGACTATCTAAAATAGATTTGAAGATAAGATATTATGACATTACGCTTAAGTTCTTAGAAGAAATTATTAAAACGGTTTCTAACAGAACTTATCAAATCAAGAACAGCATAGAATGGCACAAGTTCCAATCAGGATTTAATTGAGGTAGAAATGCCTCTTTTTTATTGCCAATAAATATTTGTATCAGAATGATATAAATTATGAGTCATTTGATTATATCAAAAAAGAATGAAGTATATCTGCATATTAAAGCAGAACCTCACATTTATTATGAACTAGCAGATCAGTTTACATTTGAGGTTCCTAATGCAAAATTCAGTCCTCAGTATCGCAACAAGTACTGGGACGGAAAAATTCGTTTGTTTAATACACAGACTGGTGAAATTTATATTGGTCTCTTAGATAGAATTATCAGATTCTGTGAGGATCATGAATATACATATGAGTTCACAAATAATAAGTTTTATGGTCTTCCTTTTGAGGTAAATGAAGGAATCTCAAAGGAAGGTGTGAAAGATTATATGACTGCAATTAGTAGACACGCCCCACGCGACTACCAAGTTGAGGGAGTATACGACGCCTTGCGACATAATCGAAAGTTATTGATATCTCCAACTGCTTCTGGAAAGTCGTTGATGATATATTCTGTTGTGAGATATTATGTTGAGAAGCAGCAAAATATTTTGATAGTTGTCCCAACGACTTCCCTTGTAGAACAAATGTATAAAGATTTTGCAGATTATGGATGGGATGTTGGTTCATTTTGCCACAAGATCTACGCTGGAAAGGAAAGAGAAACAGATTCTCAAGTCATTATTACCACTTGGCAAAGCATTTACAAATTGCCTAAGCAGTATTTTTCCAGATTTAATGTAGTCGTAGGAGATGAGGCACACCAGTTTAAGTCCAAGTCATTAATATCTATAATGACGAAACTTTGTGATGCAAAATATCGCTTTGGATTTACCGGAACATTGGATGGTAGTCAAACACATAAGTGGGTTCTGGAAGGTTTATTTGGACCTTCTTATAAAATTATTCGCACAGATGAACTGATGCAGAAAGGTCATGTTGCCAAACTGGACATCAATATTCTTCTATTGAAGCACCCACCGAATAAGTTTGAGACTTTTGAAGATGAAGTTCAATATATCATCAACCACGAAAAACGCAATAAGTTTATCAAGAATCTTGCCCTTGATCTTAAAGGTAATACTCTGGTCTTATTTTCAAGAGTTGAAGGTCACGGGCAACCGCTATACGATCTCATAAATAATAATAAGCATAATGACCGTTATGTATTTTTCGTTCATGGTGGAGTGGATACTCAAGAACGAGAAAAGGTTCGTGAAGTAACCGAAAAAGAAAATAATGCAATCATCGTTGCTTCTTATGGTACTTTTTCTACTGGTATTAATATTAGAAATCTACATAATGTCGTCTTTGCTTCCCCTAGTAAATCAAGAATCAGAAATCTCCAATCCATCGGAAGAGTACTCAGAAAAGGTGAGAACAAAGTAAAGGCAACTCTATATGATATTGCCGATGATATTAGTTATAAATCAAGAAAGAATTATACCCTCAATCACTTAATAGAAAGAATTAAAATTTATAATGAAGAAAACTTTAATTACGATATTATAAACATACCTCTTAAAAACTAATGGGAGACGAATTTTACTCTATCATAAAACTTATATCAGGCGAAGAAATATTCTCTCTAGTATCTGTAGATGAGAACGATGGAGACCCTATTATAGTGCTACAAAATCCTATCACAATGAAGGTGATTCACGATGGTCCAACATCTTATGTGAAGATTAAACCCTGGATGGAAATAGCAAATGATGATATCTTTTTAATTAAACTTGATAAGGTTATAACAATGACTGAATCTAAAGATGAAAGAATTATAGAACTTTATAATCAATATCTCTCTGAGGATAATGATTCAATTGAAGTCTATAAACCTAGTAGTGGTGCTGTTAAACCGTCTGAAAAGATGGGATACATATCTTCAGTAGAAGATGCTCGCAAGAAACTTGAAGATCTCTTTAAAGGTCTTAAAGAAAGCTAGTTCCTATCTTCAACGGGGACAAACCTAGTCTACACATATTTTCATATCTTGTCAAGCCCCCAAATCTATGGTATAATAAGTAAATCATATATTGAATGAGTCCGATGCTATGCCCAAGAAGAAATCAGAACACTATGTAAATAATAAAGAATTATTAGAAGCACTGATTGTATATCGTACTAAGGTTGCTGCTGCTAAAGAAGCAGGTCTTCCTAAACCACGTATTACAAATTACTTGGGAGAGTGTTTTCTAAAGATTGCGACTCATTTATCATATAAACCAAATTTTGTTAATTATATGTTCCGTGAGGATATGATTTCTGATGGTATTGAAAATTGTGTGCAGTATATTCATAATTTCAATCCAGAGAAGTCTCAAAATCCTTTTGCTTATTTTACACAAATCATTCACTATGCATTTCTGAGAAGAATACAAAAAGAAAAGAAACAATTGGAAATTAA